ATTACTTGTTGAGTTAATTCTGATTTGTTGACAGTTTTTGCCATTTCATCAAATGCTTTGGTCCATGACCAGTTTGAAGGATTATTATAGTTATACATAGTTATTTATTTATTTATTAATAGTACCACGATTTACGTTGTTCACCACGTGGAGCGATCTTTCGACTTATTTACACTATTTAAAGTTATTAATTAGTTTTTGGTGGGATCAAGTGTTCATTTTATTTATACATGCTAAAGTATGATCATCAACTACATGTTTTATATTTATATTATCCAAATACCTTAGTATTTAGTTTGTAAAATCATAACATTCTACTTGTTGGTTATACTTGCCAACTAATTGATCTGATTTTATAGTGGCACAAGATTGTAAGTAACATGTCATTATTAGTATTCCAATGATTGAAATTGAAGTGATTATTTTATCTTTATTAGTCATTTTAGTTTAATTTAAAAGGTGTATAATTATTTATTAGTTATTATTAGTTGTTATGTTTTGCACTTGATATCTCAATATCTTACATAGATATTAAATAACATTTAAGTGTAGTGTGACATTAGGTAGTTAAATACTACTTAAGTAACCACCTATTGTCATACTTTTTAAGATACTTCACTTAATTCTCTGCAGAATTTTGGTACAATGTTACTATTAGTGTAAGACTTGTACTCTTGAAAACACTTCATTGATTCAAACTTTTCTTGATAAGTTGAATAGATCTCATCATGATCATAAGTGTAAGTGATATCTTTCTTATTAGTGAAAGTGATTACTGAGTTAGTTCCAATCAGAGACTTTCTGATTACAAACCTTTTAGTTGTTAGATTATTAGTTTTCATAGTTATTTATTTTATTTGATTATTAATTTAGTTTAGTTATATATATTATCCATGATGGATCGTATTTAGTTTGTATTATTAATACTCACAGTCATGCATGTAGTCAAAATCTGGTTCATCATAGTGATCTTGGTTCCAGTCGTAGTTATTTTCTTTAGGATCTAGCATAGTTTATTAGTTTAATTATTATATATATATATTATCTATTGATACTCGTATTTACATTGTATAAAAAGATAGTTAGTAAAAGGTAAAACATAAAAGATAATTAAAGAAATATAAACAAAAGGCGATATATATATGAAAAAATGAAATATAAAATAGGGGGCCCGGTTTTGTAAATGCGTTTTTCCTAGGAAAGATGAGGTAGAGGGGGAGGGGGCAACCCATAACCCCTATATTTCTAATACTTTTTAGAAAAAGGGTGACATTAGGTGCCTAGTATATTGGTAAGGGGCTTTTGTCACAGTGTAAGAAGTGGTTATTTTTGTAAAAATAAGGAAATACGTGTGAATATAGAGTAATAGAACAAAATAAAGAAAATATTTATGCCAATAATTTACACATATCCAACGGTTACCCCAGCAAATGAAGATTTAGTTATTATTTCAGATGCTTCTGAAACTGATCCTAAAAAAGCAACGAGACAATGCACTGTCGAGAGTTTAGTGACATTGGTTGGTGCATTAGTACCAGGTGGTGGTACAGTAACAAGTGTAGCTACAACTAATAGTTTAGGTGTTGATAGTGGAATTACATTTGCAGCTAGTCCTAACCCTATAACTACTACTGGTACTATAACTACAAGTTTCGCCGGAATAGTTGGAGATATACTTTACGCGGATACAGCAACATCGTTAAAGCGTTTACCAGCAGGAGATTTGAACTATGTATTGACATCTGGTGGGCCAGGTGTGGCGCCTTCATGGGCAGCTAATCCAGCGGCTCCAGTTACATCGGTTAGTGCTGGTATATCCCCGTTATCAAGTGGTAGCGCATTAACAGTATCCCCTACCACAGGAGTTGTTGTTGTAAGTTCAGCTGCTTATAATGGTACTACCAACGTAGGACATGTTCCAACTGGCGGAAGTGCTTCTACGTTTTTAAGAGGCGATGCGACATGGGTAACACCAACTGATACAAACACCACTTACACTATGTCTGCAGCCCAAGATGGTGCTAATGTTGACTTAACTTTAGATGCTTCAGGAGCTGGAACAGATACTACAATACAATTCACTGCTGGTACAGGGATGACGTTAACTAGAAATAGTGCAACAGAAATAGAATTTGAAAGTAATGCTGCATCATCTGAAACTTTAGCAACTTGGGTTCCAGTATTAATGACGCAGGGAGCAGCAGGTGTAGGCACAGGTCCAACACCAGTACCAAATTTAACTTATTTAGCCCAAACAGGTAGATATTACATTGTAAACAAGACGGTGTATATGGATTTCTATTTAGTTTTCCATAAATCAGGGGCAGCAGGATCTTTAGTAATTTCACAAAGCTTAGGAATTGGATCTGAAGATGGTGGTTTGAAAGAGTTGAGTAATTTAACAGGATTAACCAATCTTAATGCGACCGTAGATAATAATGCCACTGTTACAATCAGTCGAGCTGAATGTTACACTAATGGTAGTTTAACAGCGGTAGATCCAGCACAATGGATTATGATGCCACAATCTGGAACATTAGGTAGATATACTAATGCAGCTAAACCTTTCATGTGGCTATGTGGGCATCGGTATGTAGGCGGTGGAACTAGTTTTTTACAAACAGAATATTCACCAGCTAGTTGGATAACACTAACAATGGGGGAGGAAGAGCCAACTAACTACGGTGTGCTTGCAGGAAGCATGAGCGCGATTTTAACTTCTTAAAATATTTCTACACCAGTAGATAACCAAACTATCAAGTGATAGTATAAATAACCAAACGTTTAACTAAAAACCAAACAATGACGTTTTTATACACCCGTACTAATTCGTGGAGTAGTACACCACAACAACAACACCCTAATCAAGATATGATTAATCTTTGGAACCATGTTGCCGAGAAAGCCAACTGGAGAATAGTACAACTACCAAACGGATTTTACCAAACAGAGTATAAGCACCCAGATGACGAAGATACATGGGTGGATGTTACAAGAAGAGAAACTATAGAAGGTGCAGAATCTGCTATAGATGGATCAGTGGAACACTATACTAAAAAACTTGAGTTCTTAAAAGGACCTAAAGTTGTTAAAACATTTGAATAATGAAATACAAACCTAAAACAAAACCTAAGCCAAAGCCTAAGCCAAGGCCTAGTAGTTATTAAACCGTATAATAAAAATTTAATTTAATCCAATGAGCGAGACAATTGTAAAGCATCTTAACTTCGGGGAAGATGCAAAAGATAAAATATTCGAAGGAATAGAAAAACTCACTAAAGCTGTTAGCTCCACATTAGGGGCTAGCGGCAAGTGTGTCATCTTAGAAGACGCTGCAGGTAATCCGCAGATAACTAAAGATGGGGTAACAGTAGCAAATAGTGTTATACTATTAGATCCAGTGGAAAACATGGGTGCTAAGTTACTAAAAGAAGCGGCAAGGAAAACAGTAACAGAAGCAGGAGACGGAACGACGACTGCCACGGTTTTAGCACACTCTATATTAGAAGAAGCATATAAAGTGATAAAATCGGAATCGCCGAGAGAATTGAAACAAGGAATTAATTTGGCTGTTAACAAAGTAGTGCAATACCTTGAAAAGAACTCTTCTAATGTGAAGGGTGATCGAATCGAACAAGTAGCTACCATATCAGCCAATAACGACCGTGAGCTAGGCCAACTCATAGGTCAAGCATTTAAAGCTGTTGATGAGACAGGTATAGTTATAATGGAAACACATGAAGATCCAGAGACTGTAGTAGAGAGAATAGAAGGGGTTCAGTATGACAAAGGAATACAGAATAGTCATTTTGTGACTAATAAAGATAAAGGTACAGCAGAATTAGAAAATCCTTTAGTATTAATAATAGAGAACCAAGTGGATAACATAAGAAAGATACAAGGTGTATTAGAACATGTTATAAAATCTAGAAGATCTTTATTGATTATAGCGGACGTAGATCCACAAGTAATGACTGCACTTGCCATGAATAAGGTTAAAGGTAATATAAAAGTCAACATCATAGATGCTCCTACATTTGGCGTTAACAAGAAAGATACATTAGATGATTTAGCTATGCTTACTGGAGCTACTGTAATAAACGAAGATTTAGGTGATGATATGGATTTAATAGATCCAGAGCATTTAGGAGAGTGTTTAAGAGCTATTAGTGATAGAGAAGAAACTATAATTCAAATAGAAGAAACTCCAGAAGAAGTATTAGAAGTTATAAAACAATTACAAACTCAAATAGAGGAAACATCTAACCCTAATCTAGTTGTAAGATTAGAAAAAAGATTAGCTAGATTGTTAGCTAAAGTAGCTGTTGTAAAGGTTGGTGCTAATTCAGAAGTTGAATTAAAAGAGAAGAGAGATAGAGTTGAAGATGCTATATGTGCTACAAAAGCCGCGATCAAAGAAGGCATAGTGCCAGGAGGAGGAATTGCTCTGCTAAATGCATCAGATGCAATAGTTCCTAAGTCTATATCAGAAGAAGTGTTATTAGCAGCTATTAAAGCTCCGTATAATATTATATTAGAAAACGCTGGTATAACTGATTATGAAGCTCCAAAAGTAAAAGGAAGAGGATTAAATGTGGTTACAGGTAAAACGGTAAGTATGGTAAAGTCCGGAATAATAGATCCACTACTTGTTACTAAAAGCGCACTCAAGAACGCGGCTTCAGTAGCCACCACTATATTATCCACTGATTGTGTTATTAATAATTTAAGAGCATGAAAGCAGTAGGACGTAATGTAGTTATCCTTCCAGTAAAGGAAACAGAAACAAAAACTAAAGGTGGTTTACTTTTAGCAGAAGCACAAAGAGAAGATATCCGATATAGGTTAGCTAAGGTAGTTACTGTAGGAGATGATGTTAAAATGGTAAAAGACAGTGATAACGTTTATTATGATAGACATTCTGGATTTACTATAGAAATAAAAGATGAAACATATACTATAATAAAAGAACAAGATATAGTAATAATAACATAATAATTATGGCTAAAAAAGTAAATAAAGGAATACAAGTAGATCCAGATATTAAAAAAGCGTACAACAAAGTAGTTAATACCGCAGCCGAAACTCTAGCTGGACCTGCGTATCAAGCAGCGAAAGGTATTTATAATTACTTTAACCCCCAAAAAGCTAAAAAAGCGGTGGAAGTAAGTAAAAGTAAACAAGTTAAAAAACCTTCATCTCCACAAAAAGAAAAAATTTATGATTTAGGTGTTTTAAAAGAACACGAAGTTGTTTATAATAAACCGGAACATAAAGGAGGAAATAAAGCTTTAGGGAGTCTAGGTGCTAAACGAGTTTCTGATTGGACTAATGAAAAAAATGTAATAGAAAACTATAACAGTTATGACGTTGGTGATGATTCTAGTGAAGATGCAATTAGTGAAGATGTATACAAAGGTTACGGTGGTGGATAAATCACTATTATACTTATATAAATAATAAAACAATAATTATGCCAATTCCAGCAATAGCTGTTCCTATAGTTAAAACTTTAGTAGCAGGAAAAGTAAAAAATGCGTTAAGTCCTAAAGACGCTCAGGATACTCGTGAAAATAGAAACATGAATAAAACTGTAGATCAAGCAACATCTTTAGGGGTAGATTTATTTAATAGAATGTAAAGTGAGGAAATTAACCTCAATAGATTTAAAAGAATTAAATTTACTTAAGCATTACAGGATTATACGTAAATGGGCTTGTAAAAATAATAATTTAAACGACGCTGATCTAGAACTTCTCATGTATTTAGAAGCTGTAGATTTATTCACTAAACAAGATTTTAAAACTGGGAGTTATTCTTATAGTTGGGATAATAGAAGATGGAATAGATTGTTAAAAGAAGGATGGATAGTTGTTTGGAGAAAAAGAAATAGAACTACACAAAAGTATCATATATATAAAACTTCCACTAAATTTAAATTGTTGTTAAGTAGAATATATAGGATCATGTTAGGAGAGGAAGATATTCCTGAAAACATGAAGAGCAACAAGATAATGAAAAGAGAAACATATATAGATAAAGTTTTAAGTTTTTCAATAAAAAACGTTAACAAAGATAAAGTTAGATAATTATGGGAGAGGAAGATAAAAAAGGTAAGAGATATTTTAATCAGGTTCCAGATATTTTCAATAAAGAAAAATCTGATGGAGGAAGTGGAACAACTATAGTGAAAGATAGATTTGCAATTCCTCAAAATCAAGGAGCTAGTATATCTACACCTTTAGCAGCTAAAGCTAGAGAAGGCAAAGCTAATGTAGAAGCCAGTAAATTATATTCAGGTAGTGTTGCTACAGAAGGTATGATGCTAAAAGGGAAAGCAAGAAGAGATAGACAATTGATGAAAGATCAGTTTAAAGATTTTAAACGTAGAGGCATAGAAGATCATCCAGAAGCTATTAAATCTCAATTTGCAGGAACTGAGGAAACAGGTAGGTTAGATGTTAAGAATTTAAAACTACAAGATAAATTAAATAGAAAAGCCCAGCAAATTCAACAAAAGAGAGAAGGTGACAAATTAAGCTTTAAAGAAAAACAAAAGCTGCGTAAAAATATTCTTATACAGCAGGAAACAGGTGGATACGGTAGTTTTAAACCTGAAGGCGGTTTTGAAGAAAGCACTAAAAAAGTAGTTAAACCTGAAGATTGGAAAACTAGTAGATATGGGTGGATTCCAGGGGAATCAGAAGAAGCGTCTAATACTCTTAAACCAATGAAGCCTAAACCAGCTTCAACAATATCTCCATCAAAACCTCCTTCAGCACAATTAGACCCAGTTTCAGGACCGGCTATACCTCGGCCAGGAGGAAATATAAAAATAGAATCTACACAACCTTCAGCACAATTAAATCAAGTATTAGGAAAAATAGATAATCGACCAGGTGGAAACATAAAGGTTGATGCTCCATCACCTTCCCCAGTTTTAACTAAAGTTAACCAAAAACCATTACAAACTGATACATCTGGATCAGTAACTGATTCATCCAAAAACAACACTAGTGCTGATAAAATAAAAACAATAGCAGGTACTCACGGCGAAGCCTATAGGGATACAAAAATCGATAGTAATATTTCAAATAAGCAAGCTGAAATAAAAAAAGATAGAGAAAAACACCATAGCACTACAGATGTATTAGGTCAATCAGTTGCTCCTAGTTACGAATTAGGCGCTAATGATCCTAGATATGAGAATGTAGCACCACCAGGAGTAAGTCAACATACAAGTGTTGATAATACAGGAAGAAAAACTATCTCTTATAAAGGTGTTAACACTAACACAGGTAAAGCAGTGGATGAAAGCGCAAGATACGCTATGGAAGGAGATATAAAACAAAACAAATACAAACCAAGTGAATATACAATGGAAACTTGGAGAGATAGATCCGTGCATTATAGATTAAAATAATAAAATGGCTAAAAAAGAAGATAATTCAACCGGTTGGAAAGTATATGATGCTATCCACGGTGGCGGAAAAGCGGCGTTAACAGCATTTGGTATGGGTGGAATAGCTGATGCGGTAGGTGATTTAACTTCAGGAGTTACTGAAGCTGCAATAGGTGAAAGAACCAGTCCGGTACCAGGTTCTACAGAGTCACAAGACCCTAACAGTAAGTTAGATGAGCTAAGTGCTAAAGTAGACACTTTAATAGCTGATAATAATTCTAATTCTTCAATTCCTGTTTCCGCGTCGCTTAGCAATCCCATACCTCCTACTGATTGGAGCAGTAGTTCAATAGCACAATCCCCAAATACTAATGGAACAGGAGGCGGTTCACCTACTTTCAATCCTAGAAGTGCTCAAGTAATGAATGCAGTTTCTGACCCAAATCAAGTAAGTCCAGGATTACCTTTTTATCAAAATACATAAATATTAATTATTAAAAACAAACAACATGCCAAGTTACGGAGAAAATCAAAAGCCAGCAGGAGTTAAATTAAACACACCTAAAAGATGTATGCCTGTAGGTGAAAGAACAATGGTTTCTAAAGATGGAACTATTTCTAAAGCTTTTACAGTGAACAATATCCCTTATAAAGGTAATGCTAATCTTTTAGCTAACCGTGGGTAATGGGCTTGGATGATCTAAAGCTATACATTTTAAATGCGTTGTCATTTAGTGTTAGTATGATGGATTGGTTAGAACCTGTGTTAAAAATACTATTATTAATTGTCACTATTGGATATACTATCCATAAATGGTGGACAATGAAGAAAGGTAAAAAATAAAATGGAAGTCAAATTAAAACGAATAGCAGATAATGGAGACACATCTATAAGTGTATTTTATATAGATGATGTTTTTCAATGCTTCGTTATAGAAGATGAATACCGAACAAAAAAGGTATATGGTGAGACTAGGATTCCAGAAGGAACTTATAGTATTGATCTTAGAAAATCTGGAGGATTTACTTCTAGATATGATAAGAAGTACGAAAACCATAACGGGATGTTATGTATATATAATAAACCGGATTGGGTGTTAGAGAATAAAGGATTACGATTTCAATATATATTAATACATACAGGGAATACCGACGAACATACAGCTGGTTGTTTATTATTAAATGACAAAGTAGATGCAAGTACATTTGTTGGTAGTTACTCTTCACGAGCTTACAAACGTGTATACCCTAAGATAGCTAGGTATATAGAAGAACATGGACCAATACAAATAATTGTAGAATAAAATTAAAAAAATGAATAGATACGATAAAGACATGATGCATGAGAGAGAACTCATATATGATGCAAAAGGACAATTACATAAAGCTGATAAAGCGTATAAAAAAGGTGATAAAGAAAAAAAGCAAGAAATGATTCACGATAGAGAATTAATTTACGACGCTAAAACTGATATACATAAAGAAGATGTAGCTAAACATCACTCTTCAGCAGATAAAGTATTAAAACATTCTAGAAAAAATAGATCATAATGGGAGAAGGACACTCAGGAAAACTAAGTTATAGCGGTGCTATGAAAGTTTTAAAACATATGGCTCACCACAAAGGAGTTATGGATGCTGATACGGAATACATGCCTATAGCTGATAGAGAAAAAGATGCTATGAACAAAGGAGATAAATAATGAAATCGGAAGGTTTAGGTGACACAATTGATAAGTTTACAACTGCGACTGGAATTAAAAAGTTAAGTAATACTATTTATAGTGGTTGTAATTGTGATCAACGTAAAAATTGGTTAAACAAAAACTTTCCTTACAAAAAATAAATCATGAGTAGATTATCAACAAAAGAAAGACGGGATTTAAAAGCTAGTACGTTCTGTGGTCCTAAAAGATCATTCCCTGTACCCGACTGTGAGCATGTAACAGCAGCGAAAAGATTAATAGGTAGATATAAAGGAGAAGGTAATAAAGATGAAATTTTAGCTTGTGTAGATCGTAAAGCTTCTAAAATGTCTTGTAAAAATAAAAGTGAATAATTATGGAAAAAGTAAAAATGGTGGTAAATCACCCATTATCAAAAGCTGTTATAGCTGGATTAATTGGATCTGGTTTAGCAATCGAATCACATATGCTTTATGCTGGAGTTGCTTTCGGTATAGCTATTAGAGAATTTTTATTAGCTTTTAAAAGTGAGTGATACAAAAAAGAAGAAGAAAAAGTTTAAAGAAACAAAAGTAGGGATTTTCTTAAAAGAGAAAGCCCCTACTATTCTTAATACCGTAGGTGAATTCTTACCAGACCAAGGCGGGATAGGGATAGTAAAAAACCTTATATCAGGTGATAGTACTATTAATGCTAAAGACAAAGAAACCGCATTAAAACTTTTAGACCAAGATATAGCTGAGATGAATAACATCTCTGAGAGATGGAGTAGTGACATGACATCAGATTCATGGCTTAGTAAAAATACTAGACCAATGACACTCATCTATCTAACTTTAGCAATGACAATATTTATAGTACTAGATTCTAGTGTACTATTAGAAATAAACGACGGGTGGGTTTCATTATTGGAAGCTTTACTTATAACAGTATATGTAGCGTACTTTGGATCTAGAGGCGCAGAAAAAATTACAAAAATAAAAAAATAAAAAATGGCATTAACACAATTTAACCAATGGGAACCTCGACTTGACCCAGTAAATGGAATGATGCAACAAGAACCTAGGGTATTTGGCCACGATGCTAAGTTAATAGTTATTGGTGCTATAAATAACACAGATTCAAACCATGGTTTAAACATGACTAGTGGAGGAACTGGATATGCGGTAGATGATGAAATAACAGTAACTACTCCTACAGGAACTGGTTTCGCAGTTGGTGATAGAGCTATAATAGTTGTCACTGCTGTAGATGCAGGTGGTGCAGTAACTGATTACTATATAAAAGAAAGCGGTGTTACTAATAGAAACTATTTAGTTTCAGATACAGCTAATCACGTATCTGTAAGTCCGGCTGGAGGATCTGGTTTTGCTTCTACAGTGACTAATATAGATATTCCAAGCACTCAAAAAAGAGGTTGTTGTTTCTATGTAGGAGATATTACAGCTGGTGCTCAAATGAAAGTAATAATGGAATCAGCTCAACATAATGGTACAGCAGGAACAGGATATGCGGCGACAGACACTGTTACTTTTGAAGGAGTATTAGCTGGTGGTACATATCCTATGCTTATTAAACAGTTAGTTTATAACGCAACAGGTCCAACTTCAGTTCTAGCTATATACTAATGGATTTTTTAGATTCACTATATGACTTAGCTATGTTTATAGGTATAGTCAATATAATTCCAGAAAGAGTTGTTCCCCCTGGACAACAAACTCCAGGTCCTGGGTTTAATGATATAATAACAGAAGACGACATTCAAATGATAAGTGAAGCAGGTCTTGATTTAATAGTAGAATAAAATGGCAGTAAAATTTTCAGCATTTACAACACGAACGGGAACGTTAGATGCATCCACTAAAATAGTGGGTTACGATGATCCAGCAGGTACAAAAACAAATGTAGAGTTTTCTTTAGCAACATTAGTAGCTAACTCAGGTATATATGGAGCAGATGGTACAATAGGTACCACTAGAAAAGCTTTAATTACAGATACAATACAATTTAGAGATTCTGGAGATACTTATGATATTCTAAAACTAAATACTGATGGTACTTTCGCTTTAGGTAGAGGAGCTACAACAACGATAAATAGTCAAGTAGCTATAGGATATGGTGCTACTGCTAGTGGTAGTTATGATGTCTGTATAGGAACAGGTACAGCATCTGGTGGTAATAGTATCGCTATAGGTAGATCATCAAGTTCTGGAGCTGACGCAATTGCTATGGGTGCTAGTGCTTCAGCTGGAGCTAATGGAATATCTATGGGTCAAAGTTCAGCAGCTACTGGAAACGGAGTTGCGATAGGATACGACGCCGAAGCACCAGCTGCTTCTGTAGGTTTAGGAGCTAACGCGAAAGGTACTGGAGCTAATAGTATAACATTAAACTCTAATGGAGGGGTTGCTGCTCCAAGCACAGCTAACGCTTTTGGTGTTTATATGTCTTCAAATACTACTCCTGATTTTGAAGTTGTTGGTGGTGGTGAATCTACATTAAATACTAGTCTAAAAATAACTGGTCAAGGTTATACAGAGCTTAATGATATCGGTACTGTAGCAACAGCTACATGGGATATTGATTGGAACAATAGTAATATTCAATCTATTACTTTAAACAATGGTGGAGCAATGACATTAAATACTCCCACAAACCCTAAAACAGGTGCTACTTATATATTAAAATTAATTCAAGGTGCATCTCCTTCAACTATCACTTGGACAGCTAGTATCTTCAAATGGCCGGCAGCTACGGCTCCAGTATTGTCTACTTCAGCTGGTCAAGTAGATATAGTAACACTTATATACGACGGAACTAACTATTACGGAACTAGTACTATAAACTTATCCTAAAACATAATATATGTTTCCTTTCCCCTTTAGTTTTATCGGATCTGGCGAAGTTATCCCAGATCTAGAACTGATAAGCAATGACTATGCAATGGAGTTTGATGGTATAAATCAGTATGTAGATGTTAAAGAATTTGATAATACACTTTTAAGTGATGGTGATATTTCATTTTCTTTATGGTGTAATTTAACATCAACAGGTACATATCAATATATATTAAGCAGCACACATACAGGTAGTGTTTCAGGTATTAATATTGCAATGCAGAATAATACAAATTTAGTTTTTGAAAGGTCTCAAGATATTGCTAATACACAAAATACTACAGGTTATTCTGTTCCTGGTTTTTCTTATGGAAGTTGGCATCATTTATGTGGTACTTATAGTGCTGCAAGTGGAGAATTAAAAGCATATGTTGATGGTGTTTTAAAAAGTACTACTACAGATATTAGCGATACAAGAAGTGCAAGTACTCCTTTGAAAATAGGTGGTCTTTCTACTTATGCAACTTTATACGCCTCCAAAGGAGATATAGATGAAGTAGCAATATGGAGTAAAGAATTATCAGCAGATGATATAACAACGATTTATAATTCAACAAATGATAACCCAGGTAAATGCGCCAATTTATTCACTGGAGGTTTAGGCTCTGGTCTTGTATATTGGAACAGAATGGGGGATTAATAAAATAGAATATGGCAAATTACAGAGAACCACAGTGGCTTTTACCGAATGAAAAGAATTTAGCTATGCCAGCGTCTGACGCAACGGTTGGTAGTGGACTTGGAGAAGATAGACAGAGTTTGTATTCTATGGATTTTGATGGTACAGACTATATATCTGCACCCAACACTTTTTTAAATTCTGCTTCTGTTTGCACATTATCTTTTTGGATGAAAGGTACAGGAGAAGTAGGAGGAGGTTCTGCATGGAATGGTTTACAACTTGGTGTAGGGGGAGGATATGCCACTTTCAGAACAATGAATGGTTCTAATGTAAACAACTATGTGAGTTTTTCACCTGGAACAGATTGGCATCATTATTTAGGTGTTTATGTAGGAGGTAGTTATAGTAAATTATATATAGATGGTGTACTAAAACAAACGTTATCTAGTGGTATTCCAGCTACATTAGCTTCAAATTCAGGTGATGTTTTTAAAATAGGTTATGGTTTTGGTTATTCAGTAGCGGAAATTGATGAAGTAGCTGTATGGACTAAAGCTCTTAGTGATGGTGATGTAGCAGATGGAGCTACAGCTACAGGTGAAATTGCTACTATATACAACTCTGGAGCACCTGGAAATTTAATGGCTTTAGGTGAGAAACCTATGGCTTATTACCCTTTAGGCGAACAAGCAAGAAGAGGTTCAGAGTGGCAATTCCCAAATGAAGTATTGCAAAGCCAAGTATTTGATTTTGATGGAACAGATTATATAGATTGTGGAGATGGTTTGGGTAATTTACTAGGAGCAGCTAATGAAAACCTAACATTTTCAATGTGGTTTAATATTAATTCAGCTCCTAATAATGATGGTTTATTAACTTTAAGTTCAGGACCATCTGCTGGAAACACTGGTGGTGTTGCAGTTCAAATACAAAATTCAACAAATATTAATATTTATTGGAATAGTAGTGCAGCAACATTAACATATTCAACACCGAGTTTAAACACTTGGCATAATTTAACGGTAGTTAAAAATGGAGCTACAGTTACGACTTATATAGACGGTGCTGTATCTACTCCTACGGCTACATCTGGCTCTGTACCAAGTTCTATAGATTTTTCAGGATTGAGTACTTTAATAGGAATGTATTGGGATACTTCATATACTTTTAATGGGAAAATCAGTAATGTAGCACTATGGGATTCCGCGTTAGACGCACCTAACATAGCTAACATATACAACAACGGTTCCCCACAAAGTTCCTATACTACAACTCCTACAGCTTGGTATAAATTAAATGCTACAAGTAATTATGCTGGGCTTAACCCTAATTTTCATAATGCTTTAGATTTTGTTGATACACCTGGAGATAAAATTGAAATAACTTCTCCAAGTAGTTCAATGCAACCAACTACAACTTTAACTTTAAGTTTTTGGGCTAATTTCCAACAAGATGCTAATTGGATGTTAAGTAATGGGGGATGGGGACAAGCTAGTTCTGGAAATAACGGGTATAGTATACAAACTTTTGCAGGAAGATCTTTAAGATTTTATTTAGGAAATGGAACTACAAGCGATTATTTTGGAACAAATACTGGGGTTTTTGAATTAAATAAATGGCATCATATTGTAATAACGTATGACAACGGTGCAGCTGTTATTTATATAGATGGAAATGTAGTTACTTGGTTAACTTCTCCAAGTATAAATTCAATAGCTTATAGCGCTAGTTATAATCCCTTTTTTGGTAGTGTAAATTCAGGAGGTGCTGGAGCAAACGCATATGATGGTCTTTTGTCTAATGCAGCTATATTCAACCAAGTTATTTCCGCTGAAGACGTATTATACCTTTACAACGGAGGTACTCCACAAACTAATATATCATTTGAACCAGTTAGCTGGTGGAAGCTAGACAACCTAACTACTGGGATACAGGACTTTGGGTCTGCATCTAACAATGGTACGAATAACGGGGCTACAGCTGTTAGCTCATCTGTAGCGGTTGATCAATGGAATTTTGATAACGTATCGCAAGCACAAACACCTGATTGGAGTAGTGCTTTAGATTTTACAGGTGTTAATGGTGTTTATGTAGACGTAGCAAATGATAGTAGTATTAATTTTACATCTGCATTTAGTGTTGGTTTTTGGTTTAAAACTACCTCATCAGCGGTTATGTACACAAGTCATGGAGGGTCAGGAGATATAAAATATTATATACAATGGTATCAACCTATAAATAGATTAAGATTAACAATTTATGATGGAAGCGGAGTAAGTGTAGATGTTGATAACACACAAGTATTTGATGATGGTAACTGGCATCATTTAGCTTTTACTACAGATGGAACTACATCAGCAGACCAAGTTATTGTTTATTTTGATGGAAAAGCTTTACCAACAACAGGAACATTATCAAATAGTGGGATTAAAAGTACTGCAGGAAGTTTAAAAATTGGGGCTTACGTAACAACACAAAATACTTTTAATGGAGAGTTAAGTAACTTTGCTACATGGAATAGTGTATTGTCTTCTGCTAATATTGAAACACTTTACAATAGCGGGCAACCAGAAACTGCTATATCTTCATCTCCAGTATCTTGGTATAAACTAGATAACACTGCAAGTGGTATTCAAGATTCTGGATCTGCTAGCAACAACGGAACTAACAATAGTACTACAGAAACACAAACTAATGTATGGACCCCAAGATTAAACGGGGAGAGTACAACATTACCAAGTACAGCTTTAGTAAGTAGTGATTTACAATTTGAATCTCCTTATAGTAATTTTAGTTTAGATTTTGATGGTACAAATGATTATATAAGTACAGGTTTAGATTTAGATTCTTATAATTCTTTTAGTATTAGTACTTGGGTAAAAGCTGATACTTTAGCTTCTAACAAAATGGTGTGCGCTCAATATAGAAAAGGCAGTTCTTTTTCTAATAGTTCTTGGGTTTTGTATATTGAAGCTCCTGGTGGTACACCTTATATGACTTTTTATATTTTTTCAGGTGGCTCTGCAATACTTGCTGGTAAAAACACTGTGCTATCTACAGGTCAATGGTATCATATTGCAGCAACTTGGGATGGTTCAACAAGTAAGTTATACATTAATGGTGTAAAAGAAACTACAGAAGGTACTGTTTCAAGTATGAATTCAACTATTGTAAACACATTGATAGGAGCGTCTAATGATAGTGCAGGAACAGGTACTACAGGATTTTGGGATGGAAATATAGACGAAGTAGCTATATGGAACTCCGCTCTTACTCAAGCACAAATATCTCAAGTTTATAACAATGGTTACCCTGCAGACTTAACTTCATTATCTCCAACATCTTGGTGGAGGCTAGGGGAAGATGCTTGGTTTGATGGTAGTGATTTTATTATTCCAAACCAAATTACTGGAGCACCAAACGGGACAAGTGCTAATATGGATCAAGCTGATTTAGTAGCAGATGCACCAGGTAGTTATGCTTCAGGTGTTGGTAGTAGTTTAGTTGTTGGAGATAGAGTGGGTGATGCCCCAGAATCTACAGCTAATTCACTTAGTGTAAACATGGTTCCTGGTAATAGAATATCATACCCTTCAGGTTATGTACCTACGCAAGTGGATAATGTTTATAGTATGGCGTTTGATGGGTTAACTGACTATATGACTTCAAACACTAATGGTATATCTGGTTTAAATAATGCTTCTATTTCCGTGTGGGTGAAACCAACGGGTTCAACAAGCAACCAATACAAATCTATTATAAATCAATGGGAAGTATCTAATATGGCTTGGGGACTTTGGTTGAATGGTGCTGGCAGTACTTATACAATACATTGGAATCAAGCAGGTGCAGCTGCAGTTGATAGTGGCTTAATAATACCAAACGATGTATGGTCGCACATAGCTGTAGTTAAAAATGCTACAACTTTAAAAATGTTTCATAACGGTAGTGAGGTTAGTAGTTTTAGTATCTCTGCTGCTACTGGGTCAGGTGCAACTATATTAAACATAGGGGCGCAATACACGTCAAGCGCTGTTGCAACATTTTTTAATGGAAACATAGACGAAGTAGCTATATTTGATTACGCTCTTTCTGAAAGACAAATAAAACAAGATATTTACGAAGGTACAACAACTGGTAAAACAGCAGATTTAAACAATATTAGTAATTTAACAGCTCCTGTCGCTTGGTACAGAATGG